CTTTGTCAGACAATCTAAATACGCAGAGGGTTACAAATGATCGAACGGCGCAAAGACAAAAAGAGCCGCGCTGTCTGCGAAATGATTCCTGTCCTTGTCCTTCACTACCAGAAAGGTATGTCCGCCAAAGAAGTTTCGTACATACTCCAAAAGCCCGTCAAATGGGTCTATCGCCGCATCACAGCAATCCGAAAACTCATCATTACGTAAATGCCAAGCCTCTCTCCGTCGAGAAAATCCTCGTCAGCATGAATTCCCCTATGAAGTTAGCGGGAATAATTTCTCTTTCAATAAAGAGGGAGTGAGGTTAAAATTTTCACTATTCAAACGTTTGAATGGGGGTTCTTTCAATACAGTGTTCACTAAAGGGCACAAGCATGGACGGGGCGGAGCGCGACCCGGCTCTGGTCCTAAGAAAAAAGCAGCGACACTTTTACGCGAGAGACTTGAGCAAGAAAAGCTCAAAAGAGCGGAAGAGTGCCTTGAGTTCATTTACAGCGTGTCGATAGATCCAGTCGAGAAAAAGGAGCTCCGAGTGCATTGTGCTGAATCGTACCTTGACCGAATTCTGGGGAAACCAGCTCAAGCCTTGAAGCACTCGGGTGAGATCACGGAGAAACGAATCAACATTTTTATGCCAGCCCAAGTGATTGGCGAAGGGGGCAGAGCCGGTTGAGTCCTGCAACCGCCCAACTTTTGACTGAAGACCACACTGAAACCGAGTCTTGGAGGCCCCATGATGGAGCTCAAACCGGTTTCATGTCACGAGCTGAAGACGTTGTCCTCATGGAAGGCGGCAAAGGGTCCGGCAAATCAGATTGCATTCTCTTTGAAGCCCTTCGCCAAATCGAGTTTCCCAGATACAAAGCTCTCATCATTCGCCGCACCTTCCCGCAACTCCAAGAACTGATCGACCGCGCGCACGGAATTTACCCCAAACTTGACGGCAAGTGGGAAGGGGAAGCAAAGCGGTTTGTGTTCCCTTCAGGTGCCTCTATCCACTTCGGCCACTGTCAAAACGAAGTCGATAAAGAAAGATACCAGGGCCACGAATACACGTTCATTGGTTTTGACCAGTTGGAACAGTTCCTTGAAAGCCAGTACAACTTCATTTCAGCCCAGAACCGCTCAAGCGACTCGAACCTCAAGTGCTACATCCGCGCCACAGCGAATCCGGGCTCCATTGGCCATTGGTGGATAAAGCGCCGGTTCGTTGACAACAAAGTGCCAGGGAAGACCTACACAGACTCTTACACGTTCCCTGACGGCCGTCAGATGACGCGAACATTTGCGCGGATTCACGCGACGATTTATGACAACCCGAGCCTTTTAAGAGCGCAACCGATCTACTTGGCCAACTTGATGAGTCTTCCCGAAGCCGAGCGGAAAGCCTATCTGGAAGGCGATTGGAACGCATTCACGTCCGAATGCGTGTTCGACCGGAACGGTATGGCGATGCAAGAGTCCAAGATTGAGACTCCAAAATGGGTCGGATACTTAAAAGAAGTTCGGGAGGGGTACGAAATTGTTCCTGACGACAAAGGAAACCTCAAGATTTGGGAGACCCCGAAGTTTGAAGGCGTTTACTTCCTCGCCGCGGACGTTGCAGAAGGCGACCAAAGCGGCGACTATTCCAGCATTCACGTTGTTGATAAACGCTCGCTTCGCGTTGTAGCGATCTGGCATGGGCATTTAAACCCCATGCAGTTCGCGGACGTTATCGATGCCTTGGGACGCTATTACAACACTGCAGAAGTAGCGGTAGAGATTCCTGGACCCGGTATAGCGACGCTTGGGAAGCTTGTTGAAATGAAATACCCCCAACTGTACAAGCATGACGAGAACAAATTCGGTTGGCGGACAGACATGTCGAGTCGAAACAATTTGGTGGCGACCTTCCTCGAAGCTATTCACGGGGCTCATGTGACGGTCCGAGACCGGGATACCCTGGATGAGATGTACAACTTGGTCAGAAACCCGCGAACCATGAAGATCGAAGCGCGCACCGGGACCTTTGACGACCGGTTTATGAGCCTTGGAATCGCCCTTCAGTGCATCAGGGTCAACCCATTTTTTGAACCTCGACCAAGAGACCGGATGGGGTTTCGGTCAATACCGAGTGTTATCACGAAATCGACAACGCTTTTGGGCCGGAGACGCGCCACCGGGTACTGATGGAGACCAGCTCGTATCTCAAAAGTTCGAGCGTGATGCGGATACGAAGGTTTGCTACGACGTGCGAGTTTAGATACTCGGATTGTGATTGGGCGATGGGAAGGATGAGTTGTGGATGCATTTCTTTCTTTTCATCTGAGCATCAACCGCTCAAATGCGGAAATTGCAAGCACACGATTGAGTTTCACAAAGAATCTACAAACGGACAAGGAGAGTAGAGTGAATGGATAGTCCCGTGTTTGTTTCGCTGCCAACTCGTTTTGGCGAGAACGCTTTCATAAACGCCGATTCAGTTCAAGACATTGAGAATTTGATTGAGAACATCAGTGACGGGACAGCAACGACTTACATCAGGTTTCGGAGCGGACATGAAGTGATTACAGGTTGCACGATCGAGGAACTAAAGCAGATTCTCAACCTATCGTCGGCCAATTTTGTTTCAGCGATACAAAACCCGGAGGTGAGAGAGTAATGGACTACCCGATGCTAGAGGCCCAAAACGTCACAAAGGTTATTGGAGACAAGTTGTTCATTGAGTGGGAAGAGGCCAAGAAGGATTTGTTGGGAGGACGGTTGGTGAACCCCGACACACAGACCGCGCGGCATTACACCGGAGTGGTCCTCAAGATTGGGACGGCCGTGGAAGATGAGAGGTTGGCTGAAGGCTCCCGGGTTTTCTTTGAGCAGTTTTCCAATTTTGAGAAGTTTCAATCAAACGACGGGAAGAAACGTTTTGCCTTCATTCGAGAAGGCGATTGTTACGCGATCATCCCTCCACGCTCAAAAGTAGCGTGCGAGGATTGGACTCAGTATGGCGAAGGAGAGGAATAACATGAAAAAGTTAGGGCTGTTTTTAGGTCTATTTTTAATGGCCGGTATTGCGAAGGCCGAATGGTTTGGATCGGACCAATACACGATCAACTACAGCACGGCGTTGGCGGCTTCCATCAGCACCAACACCGTTGTGGTGAGTCTTTCAAACACAACCGGCTATTGGCCTCATCCGATCGGCCACAAAGCGATCGTGATTGATTCAATTTCAGCCGACATCGACAAAGCGGCGACCACGACATCAACACTCAAACTCGGCGTGGTGGAAGAGATCAACCCTTCTACCGGTACCGTGTCTTGGTTTTGGAAGCGTGGAAACGCTCTTAACGTGTCAAACACGGACGTTTACATCAACCAGATGTACTCCGCGGACGGTCTCAACTGCAAAGTGAACCTTGTAACGACGGCGAGCGGGGTATCTTCAGCGACAACGCCATATCTTTTGACGAGCGATGTGACGACCGGATCAGCGGTTTATCAATCTGATTTAGGACTTCCTTCCGTGGTCACGCCGGTCAACGGGACATATTCGAGCCCTCAAACGGGAGACATTGTTCTCAACATCGTAAACGGTGCCGCCGCGGTGAACCTGAATTTGATCGTGAAATATCACGTCATTCGATGAACGAAGACTTGAGTTCAACGGAGTTCATTGTTGGGTTTGCTGATCCCAAACGGGAAGTGATGATAGTTTCTATCCCGATCGGAAGACTGGCCGGAGACATCTTGAACGGGACATCACTACTTCGAGGGAAGCTTGAAGAAGCAAAACACATTGCATTGGCAGAGATCCAGCACGCACGGGCAAAACGAGAATCAGTAGGTCTTATCAAGCCCAATGGGTCAAAGCCTGATCTAAACGTGGTTTAAGGAGAGCGATATGATGATTGACAAAGGATCAGAGACGATGGAGATGCCGATTTCAAAAGGACAATTTCCCGAATTGGACAATCTTGAGTCTGGCAGCACAGCCAAGATGTCGTCCGAGGTGACGGTCACTTGGGACGGCGAAAACGGGACTCTTAAGTTTGGGAACGTCAGCTTTGAGACAGAGAATCAAGCTGATTACGATATGCGCAAAATGCGCGGCCAGGAAAGTGCCGCGATGGGAGAGATGGAATCCGGGGACGGAGACTTCTAATGAAAGATCATCCGATTGTTGAATCCCCAAAAATGCCGCCTCCCACTTCACGGCTTGTCGTCACCAAGGATCAGGCAAGCAAACTTAGAGTTGGCGAGAGCGTGAGCCTCACGGTTTCAGGCAAAGTCCAAGGTATCACTCAGTGTTACGATTCAAACGGTAAATACGAAGTGATTATCGAAAGCCCCAAAGTCGGCGGATACGAAGACAACGAAGCTGACAAGGCCGTCAAAGACATGAAGGGAGAGTAATGCCGTACACCCTTGATCGGTCAGGAAAGCGTTGGGTTGTGAAGAAAAAGGACACCGGAGAAGTTGTGGCGCGGCCGAAGACGCTTTCAGGAGCCAAAGGGTACATGTGGCACGCGGAACACGGGAAACGGAAACGAAAGGGGCGAGGTGACGTTGTGGCCCCGGCGAGGATGGAATGAACGAAGAACAGCCAAAGGTTGAATCAGAAAACAACGAAGGTGTCGTCTCGACCCTTCCAAAGTCTTTGTCGTCTGCCTATCGGGACAAGATGGGACGGCTGTTGAATTTGAGTGAGAAACAGAAAAAGAACCTCAAGAAATGGCTCAAAAACAGAATCCGGGAATGGAAAGAAGACACTCAAGACCTTCACAAACGGCTTGAGGAAGACAACGAATTGGTCGAGTGCGTGAAATACGAAACAGATTTTCCGTGGTCTGACGCATCCAACGTCCACATCGATGTCACCGGAATTTACATGGACACGTTTGAAGGGGTTGAGGAACGGTCTATCTTGGGCGCAGACAAGATTTGGCAAGCGGAGACGGACGTTGACGAGCTGAGAGATTCTTTGGCCGACATCGAAGACGCTCTCAACTACAAGGCCAGAAACGAATGGAACATCGAGAAATGCTTAAAAGAAGTGTTTTTCAAGACCAATCGAGACAAGAAAGGCTACGTCCAGGCCACATGGTGCGAGGATTACAAGAAAGTAAACGACATTGCCATTATTTCCAATGAGGAAGAATTCTTAAACGAGTTCCCGTCGGCCGAGGAATCTGGACTTTCACAAGAAGAGTATGACGAACAGAGGGCGGCGTCCAGGCAAGCGTCGCCTGAATCACCGCTTGAGATCCCAATCACTTACGAGAAGCAGCAGTATTTTGGAGTGAAAGGCGAAGTGGTTGATCGAATAGATTTCGTGACCATCCCGGCGTGGGTTGACAACATCAAAGACGAGCGGTGCCGCGGCTACGGGAAACGGTTCACGCTCCACAGAGAAACGATCCGGCAAAAGGGCAAAGACAAGGTTTTTTACGACGACGAGGTAAAAGAACTCCTTAAAAAGAATGGAAATTCAAGAGGCGAGAACCCCTATTACGCCTCAAAAGACTGGATCGATGGGGTCAAACGGACAAACAAAAAAGACGAATACGAAAGTTTTGAACTTGTCATCAAAGGCCGACTGGACGGAGAAAACGGAGAGGAAGGGACCTACCTTGTCACCTATTCGGAGGACCACGACGTTCTTTTGGGAGTCATGGAATACTATTACCGGGTTGACATGTACGCGGAGTTCACGATCGGCCGCAAATCGATTCCAGACCAAACGAGAGACCTCAACGACGAAATCGATACTCAGCACAACCAGAGAATCAACATCCGGACCATTACAAGCGTGCCGACCTTCAAAGCACACAATGATTTAAAGCAGGACCCCACTTTCGATCCCGAAGCAGAAGAAAACAAATGGAAACCAGGGCGAATCTTTTGGTCATCCAAACCAGAACTCTTTGACCAATTCAAGATTCAACCGACCGATTTAGGCGAATCCTTGTCGGAAGAAACGAACGACATGAAGCTTTTGGATCTTCGGTTGGGTTCTGCTGTCAGTCTCTTGTCCGGCAGCGTGGCACCGGGAGACCCGAACGCTCCAGGAAACAAGACAGCGATCATGATCAACCAAACGAATCTCAGGATGGAGAAGCCACTTAACGAATTGAGGGAAGGGGTTTCAGAACTTGGCGACATCTGCGCAAGCCACTATTACCAGTTTGGGCCGCCCTTGATCCATTTCCAGCGGAGTGCCACAGACAAGCCCGGACTGCAGGCTGAAGAGTCGGCGTCGATACCAAAAAAGATGCTGAGAAATGGTATCAAAATGAAAATGAAGGGAATCACGGTCATCAACAATCCCGATTCCGAGATGCAGCGGTTGATCGTGTTGTATCAGCAGCTTATGACGGTCCCAGAGTTTCAAAACAACCCCAAGGCCAGGGTGCAGTTGTGGAGAGATGCTTTGCGCGCTGGCCGCATCAACAACCGGGACAAATATCTCCCAAGCTTGGAAGAGGTCCAAGCCATGCAAGTTCAACTTCAAAAGCAGGCAATGATGCAGATGGCTCAAGAGAAAGCGATGGCGGAAGCCAAGGCGAAGGCCGAATTGGTGGAAAATCGAATTAAAGAGGCGCGCCGGTCACTTGAAGTGAAGTCTTTGTCTGAGAGAATGGCGAACGCGCAAATGGGGGAGGGTCCGGCGGCACCTGTTGAAGCACCGGCGACGAACGGTGAGGTGCCAGTATGACGACTGAAATACGGGCGAAACCGAATCCGAAGGATGCAGAACGGGGAACCGAATACGTCGCGAGCATCAAAGCAGAGATTGAAGAGATCAAGTCGATCATTGCCATTAAAGACTCCCGCGAGTGGGTTACTATCCGGAACATCATAAAACGCAAACAGGTCAGTGTTGACTCAGAACTGGACTCGTTTCACAAGTTATCCGACAAAGAGTTGCACGCAACATTGCAAGCTCGGATCGATTTAAAGAATTTTGTGAGTCTTGTTGATGGCGGAGAATTCGCGTTGACAAGGTTGCTCGACAAATTAGACAAGGCTGAAGGCAAATTAAGTGAACTCAACAAACGGCTCGGAATACACGGAGATTCATAACTTCCGGTCGTTGTGTCCGAAATGCGGAAAGTTTTTGACTCGATCAATGGTCAGGTTTTCGGTTCATGGGCTCTCCGAGACGGACGCAAACGTCTTAAGGCAGCAGGTGAGTATTTCATACGGCGCGCAAACGAAATGCCGGTTTTGCAAAAAAGTGAGACAAACGGAGCGAGTCGCAAATAGCACTGGAGACGATACACCGATTTTAAGTCAGGCAAAGTCCTTAGAGGCGACCTGATTTAGAGACCCAAACATAACTTAAAGAGGTCCTAGAGGCCCTGAATCCGAACTTTACGAAGTTACGGAATCAGGGCTTTTTTTATGGCCAGGGGCTACGGTCCCAAAGGAGACATGATGATCATCGACAAGAGTGGAGCAAGCGAAAACGGGGAGGGGCCAGAAGATGCCGCTACGAATCCGACCGATACGGAAACTCACGAAGCTGAGCCTATGGAGACCGGAGACAAGAATCCTAACGGAGGCGGAGAAGATACGGGAGCTGGAAAAGGTCCTGGAGAGAATGAAGGCGAGGAAAGCGAAGAGGGAGAGATCGAAGTAGAACAAGACCCTCGGGACATTATCCAAGGTCTGCAATCAAAGATCGACGAGATGGAACGTCGGTTTGCGGAAATTAAGCCACAGACCCAACCCAAAGTCGAAGAACAAGCACCGAAAGAAATATCAGAAGAGGAATGGGCGAAGCATGAAGAGGAATTGGGAGTTCCCCGGACAGCGATTGATTGGACTCTCAAAGCCGTGACGCGGTCACATATGAACTTGAGAAGTTACATCGACCAAAAATTCGCCAAGTTTGAGAGAGGTTCCAACATCGAATCGTTGGCGAAGAAGGCTGGTTTCACTGACGCGAGGAAATACGAAAAAGAGATCAATGAATATCTGGACCGGATCGATCCTAAGTTTCACTC